TTTCTTGCCGAACTGCTTGCGGGACAGCACCACCGTGCCGTCGCCGGTCAAAATGTCGATCACCAGGATCGGCCAGGATTTCTTGCCATCCTTGCCGGTAAATTCGACCTCAAGCTCTGCGTTCGCGCTCGATTTCTCATTGATCCGCACGGTCACGGAGGTGATATCTGGCAGGCTTTCGATTGCCGTCTTTAGTTTCACCACGTTGTACCATGCGAGGCTGCTCCAGCTTATCTCGTCGCTGGCCGCGCCATTGTATTCGACCAAGAGCTTGTGACCACTACTCATGTCATCGAACCGCAAGAACTGGATTTCGTTCTCGCCGCCGCCGGTATCCTCGTCGTCAAAGGAGAACTCGGTTATGGTGTCGAACTCCAGAGGGCTTGACCGCCAGTCCTGGTCGCTACCCAGCCGCTGCACGATGTAAGGCGGCTGGTCCTGGTGGTAGAGGATCAGCGTGTCCAGGTTCGGCGCGGCCTTGATCGAGGCCACCTGCGCGGCCGTGTGCGGGATCGGTGTTGCCGCCATCCATGCGCCGCTCAATCCGTCGAACACGTCGCAGCACCCCCCGGTCATTACCAGGATATACTCGTCCTCTATGCTTGTCGTCAGGCGGTGCATGGAGAACGCCTCGACCGTGCCGCCAGAGCTGTAGCCTGCCTCGATCTGCATTTCCACGCCGGACAGCTCGACTGTGGCACCTTTGAGATCGAGCGCCGAGGCATTGTCTACGATCACACGCCAATAGCGCGCCGTTCCCAAGAGCGTGTCAGGAGCTGCGCCGAAACGTCGATGATAAGCGATATTGCCAACGGAGATGGATGCCACATCTGACCAGGTAGAGCCGTCCGAGCTGGTCTGGAGCGTGAGATTTGCCGTTGAGATACCGGCCGGCAAGCCGATCCGAAGATCGCGCGCATCAAACAAAGACACCGCCTGCGCGCTGCCCAAGTCCAGCCGAGCGATCTCGTATTCCGTCGCTGTGCCCACGCCTTTGGTGGCCGTCCCGCCGGAGCTGTAGGCTCCAAGCGCCGAGCTGTCGAAACCGTCAAGCTCGAAGGTGTTGTAGGTCAGAACCGTGATTGCGCCTTGGTGCCCATTGATCGAGCTGGCGAGGATTTCCTCGGCCGAGCCGCCGGTTGAATATGCGGTGAACCCGCTACTATCGGTCCCATTGAGAGAAAAGCTGTCCACGCTGATTACTGTGATCGTGTAGGTGTCGTTGTTCAACTCCGTCATGCCGGAGACGCCGGTGATCTCGATCTTGTCTCCAGTCGAAAACCCATGCGCCGCAGCGGTGATAAGGCACGGATTTGCCTGCGTGGCATTAGAGATCGACGCGGTTGATCCGCTGGGCGCGCCCATGCCCTCGATCCCCTCGATCCGCACGCGGTCGCCGGTGGTGTAGCCGTGGCCCGTTGCCGTCACCACCGCCGGGTTGGCATTGCTCACGCCCGAGATCGTCGCATCCGATCCAGTCTCCAGGAGCGTGTTGCGGTCGCCGTCGGTCAGGTTCGCGGCCGTGCCGCCGTTTGCGGCCGTGACGGTTGCGCCGCCCAGGCTGATCGAGGAGATCGGGCCACGCTGGAGCGCGCGGAAGCGCCAGCCCTCGCGCCGCTTGGCCCCGCCTTGGGGCAGAGGCACCGCGTTCTCGATGATGCGCGCCGAGTTGTAGAAGAACGACACGTCCTCGCGGCTCCAGAGGAGCGGATCGAACTCGCCTGCGGAAAGGCTGGTCTGGACATGGCGGCTGGTGGGCATCAGTAGACCCCTCCAAAGCGCGCGTTCCAGATCGGATCGTGATCGTCCAGGAGGGATCGCGTCGGATCGCCGGTCGCGTCCGCCTCGGTCGCCGTGCGGAACAGCCCGCCCCGGCCGAACTCGCTCGGGTTGCCATAGGCGATCTGGCGGTGGAGCTGTTCCTTGCTCGCGTTCTCCGTCACCGGCAGCGCTAGGGTCGCGGCGACGGCCTCGATTGCGAGCGTGTGAAAATAGCCCGGCCATTGGCTTTCTGGCACGCGCCAAATGTATTCAATCACCACCTGGTCATAATCGCAGAACAGCCAGCGCTCCTGGATTTCGTAGAGGAACACTTGGGGCGCGCGCTGCCGCGTCGTGTTGAACACGGACAGAGGCTTTCCCACGCGATCCGTGCGCAGGGTCGGCATGAGAAAGGCGCGCTTCCATTCGTTGATCGGCGTGCCCGCTGCATCCTCCTCCAGCACCTTGCGGCGCGTGGCGAAGCTCCAGTCGTGCGATCCAAGGAGCTGGAGGATCGTGGGCTCGTAGAGCTGGTTCACCTTCTCGGCTGTATCGCTGTCCTCCTCAAAAGAGGAAATCGCCGGTTCGCCCAGGCGAGCCAGCGCTTGCGATGCAACGTCCACTCTGCTGTCGGTCATGTCAGCCCCCTAAGAAAATGGGCCGAGGCCATGACAGCCCCGGCCCGTCCCTCGCATCCACACCCCAGCGGATTAGGCGAAGGCGTCGATTGCCGCGATGGTCACGACACCGGCACCGCTGATGGCCGAGACGTGTGCATCGAAGTCGGCGTCCGAGGCGTGGATCACGATGCGGTCGCCCACGGTCAAAAGCGCCGCTGCGCTGTTGAAATAGCCCGTGCCCTTGACGGCCGCTTTCGCGTCGGCCCCGGCGTTGTAGCTGAAAATCTTGATGCCACCGCCGGAGCCACTGTGGTTCTCCAGTCCTTGCAGGTTGAAAGCCATGTTGCTTCTCCAGGTTCAGTTTCAGGAGAGGGCGAGCGTCAAGCCCGCCCCCTAGTGGCGCTTATGCGCCGTCCTCGTCGCAGGTGATCTCGACCACGCCACCGGCGTCAATCTCAATCGAACCGGCCGAGAACAGCATGTTGGCGAGCCAGCTCGTCTTGGTCGGGATGTAGTTGACCTCCATCCGCTGATCCATTCCGATGGCGTGCCCGATGGCCGACTTCGCATAGGCGAAGGTGGTCCGGTCGCCGCCGGTCAGGTCGAGCCCGCCCTCGGCACGGGTTGCGATCCACTTGAACGACATGCCCAGGAAGCTGGAGATATCGCCGTTCACCAAGGCGCGCACCGTGTTGAAGTCCGCGCTCGTCGCCTCGGTTTCCCCGAGGAGCCCTTCGCGGCCGACGTAGGAGCCCACATAGGTGATATCCTCGTCCTCACCCACGCCGCCGTCGCCCAAGAGGCGAGACGCGCGACGGAGCTTGTCCACGTTCAGGTTGGTGTTCGCCCCGCCGATGGAGCTGGCCACGGTCAGGGTCGTTGCGGTCGCTTCGAGCGCGTCGATGATAAGCTGGTCCTCGCGGCGGCTGATCGCCTTGGCGATGGAACTGGCCAGCTCCTCGCGCTCGGAGATGTTGGTTTTCGCATCATCGAACACGTCGGTGTATTCGGCAGCGTTCCAATCTTCGAGCGTGGCCGTCGCGTTGGTGTGCGCCAGGTTCATCGGCACAACGTCGGTCTGCTTGACGCGACGGGTTGCCAGGCCAGCGGCCAGTTTCGGGAAGCGGTGGGTCGAACCCACAACGCCAGTTTTCACGCGCGTGGTGTCGCGCAGCTTGCCCATATCCTGATAGGCGTGCTTCACATCAGCGTCGAAGCTGGCGATTGCTGCGGTGGAGAGAGAGGTGGACATTGCGTCACTCCTTCAAGGTTTCAATCGGGGGAGATCGAGGGCCTTGAGGGTCACGGGCCTGTCGCAAAAGCCGGGTGCCGTTCCTCGCGGGTCTGCATCTTGTGGTGCAATATGCCACCAGAGACGTGATCTGGCAAGCGCGCATAAAAAAACGCCCCAGCGGGAGGATGTTGCTGGGGCGTTTAGGTGAGGGAGGTTTCATACAGAGCTTGCGCCCTGTGATCCTATAGCACGCCAGACTTGATAGAGCCAGTGGCTTGCGGCGAGTTGCCAAACGCCTTCTGCATCAGGTGTTGAGCTTCTGCCATTGCTCCGTCCTTTTCAGAACCGGCTGGCATCCGGCTTGCGGCCGCGTGTTTGGCGTATGCCTCTTGCGGCGTCACCGATCCATCCGCACCGTCGGCCATCGGGATCGGCTTCTCGCCCATCTCGCCGGTCAGGATGCGGTGAAAGATGCGCGCTGCGCGGCCGGTGCCGACCATTTGGGCGAACTCGGCCATGTCCTGATCGTCTTTCAGCACGCCGCGCTGGGCCAGCTTCTCGGCATAGGTGCCGATGGTGTTGACGATGGTGCTGGCTTCCTTCTGGCCGACCTCCTTGACCAGCGACTGCATCTCTTGCTCGCCGCTGATCTTCTGCGCCTCCTCGTTCGACACGCCGATGGGCATCCCGCCTTCCGCGATCCCGCTCAAGCCCTCGCGCATGAGTTGGGTAAACGCCTTGTCGGGGATACCGAGCTTGTGCGCCGCCTTGCGGAAGGCATCGACATAGGGCTTCGAGGCTTCGCTGTTCAGCTCGTCCGCGATCTTGTCGTCGTCGCCCTCGGGATCGAACTTGTAGCCGTCGGGATCGTCGGGCACCGCGCCCTCCAGCTTGCCCTCGCCCTTGCCCTTCTGGGACAGCTCGCGCCGCGCGCCCTGGTAAGCCTTGGTCAGCTTCGCCAGCGTCTCGTCAGCCGACAAACCCACCAGATGATCCGGCAGCTCCATGCCCTCGGGCAGCTTCCAGGCTTCGCC